ATTTGGAAGTATACCGACAATGGCCATTTGTTTGATGACAGAAGGCCCTGTATAAAGTGCGGTAGGATGCCAACACCTGACGGTTATGACCCTTGCCTTGGCTATATCAAGGGTGCTACATCAGCATGCTGCGGGCACGGAGTAGAAGAACCGTATGCCATTAGATAGTAGGTGACCGACCATGCCGCAACGAATGCAGAAACCTTGCGCCCACCATGGATGCCCTAGCCTGACCAGAGAAAGGTACTGCCCTGACCATGCGAAGCAAGAGCAGCAGAGATATGAGAGACAGAGGGGATCGGCAAGACAAAGAGGTTATACGTCACGTTGGGAAAAGGCACGCACCTCATATCTTCGCAGTCATCCTCTATGCGTCGAGTGTGAGAAGGAAGGCATTGTCACGGCGGCGATTGTTGTCGACCATATCAAACCACACAAAGGCAATCAGGCACTGTTCTGGGATACAAGCAATTGGCAGTCGCTATGCAAGCATCATCATGACCTCAAGACAGCCACCGAGGACGGCCGGTGGGGGTAGGGTGTAGGGGGGATCAAAATCCTTCACGCAATGTCGCTCGGGACCGGCGTGGGGCTTTCCGTAAACAAAAATCCCTTTATGAAAATTTCGGGGGCGAGAACCGTGGGCAGAAACGGACAACCAATTGATATATTGATCGCCAAGGGCAAGAAACACCTGACCAAGGGCGAGATTGAGACTAGAAAAAAATCAGAATTAAAACTTGGCATTAATAAATTAAGGTGCCCGAGTTTTATGAAAAATGATGTCGCTGCTTACGCCAAATGGAAAGAGATAAATAAGGTTTACAAGGATGTTGACTTTGTCTCCTCTGGCGATACTGGCCTGTTGGCTCGTTACTGCATGACCTTCTCTGAATATCAGAGGATGCTTATACAGCGCAGCCGAATTGATAATTTTGAAGTCAACTATAAGCAGTTAGAGCAGCACTTTGATGCTGAATTGCTTGAGGGGCTGGACACATTTTTTAAGTTCGAGCCGGTGATGCAACTTGAAAACGCTATCAATAAGAAAATGGACATGCTCATCAAAATGGAAGATAGACTTTTCTTAAATCCCCTGGCAAAAGTCAAGAACATCCCAAAGACAGAGCCGGAGAAAAAGGATCCTCTTACCGAAAAAGGCTTCGGGAATGTTTAATGTTTAATATGATTAGAAGGTGGTGGTCGTGGCACTCCTTGAGGATCTGAATCAATATTCCAATGACATTATTGCCGGTACAATCATAGCATGCAAAAAGCATAAATGGACTTGTATGAGATTCCTCCAGGATCTTGAGAGACAGGGAGCGGAGGATTTTCCATATATATTCGATGAAGACAAAGCACAGCATTACCTTGATTGGATGGGCCTTTTTAAACATACAAAAGGACCGCTGGAAGGGACATATAAGGTCCCCGAACCCATTGAAAAATTTATCTTCGGTAATATTTATGGCTGGGTGCATGAAAAAACCGAATACAGGAGATTTAGAAAGGCATATTGGCAGGTTGCCAGAAAGAACGCCAAATCACAGGATCTGGCGATTGTCGGACTCTATGAAATATCTGAAATCGGTGAGCCATGTTCTGAGGTTTATGTTGCAGCAACAAAAAAAGACCAGACGAAATATGTGTGGAATGAAGCCAATCTTATTTATAAACGCTCTATATTAAAAGATAAACTCAAAACGGTCTATGGAGAGATTCGGCATCCGAAAAGTGGGTCCGTATTCTCCAGGATGAGTGAGGAAGATAAGAAAAAGGGTGATGGTTCCAACCCGCAATGTGGGATCATTGATGAATATCATGCGCACGAGACAAGTGAATATTATGATATTTTAACCTCCGGGATGAAAACACGTAAACAGCCGTTGTTGATTATTATTACTACGGCCGGTTTTGATCTTAACCATCCATGCTATCGGGACGAATACGATTATGTATCAAAAATTATCAACCCCGATAACCCAATAAACAACGATCGTTATTTTGTAATGATAAATGAGCTTGATAAGGATGAAGAAGGAAACCTTATCGATGATATTAAAGACGAAAGGGTATGGATTAAAGCCAACCCGATTGTGGCAAAAACCGATGTCGGCCTTGAATCCTTGCGGGATGAGTTAAAAGTAGCATTGGATAAGCCGGAAAAGATGCGGGATTTCCTAACTAAGTCAATGAATGTGTGGGTGAACCAAAGGGAGAGCGGCTATATGTTAATGGATAAATGGGCCGCTTGCGGCGCAACGAAAAGCAACCCATTCCCTGACCTGTCAGGTCTGAAAGCGATAGGCGGGGTTGACCTCTCATCAACTATTGACTTGGCGAGTACGGGTTTTGAAATACTCTTGCCAGATGGCAGAATAGCGATACTATCGCATAGTTTCATCCCAGAAGAAAAGCTTGCACAAAAGAGAAATACCGATAAAGTCCCATACGATATTTGGGTAGACAAGGGCTGGATTACCGCAACGCCCGGGGCAAGCATCGATTATCATTTTATTCTTGACTACATTATTAAGGTTTATGAAAAATACAATTGGCCCAAGGGAGAGGTTTGTTTTGACCGATATCTTGCCACTTGGTTGGAATATGAACTTGAGGATCGAGGTTTTACCCCAGTAGATATCGCCCAAGGGATACCAACATTGAGTGAACCAACAAAGGATTTCAGGGCAAAAACCTATAGCAGTAAAATCATTCACGACAATAACCCGGTTTTAGGATGGGCTATTAGTAATGCTATTGTCAGGGCTAATGCCCAAGATAATATCATGCTAGATAAGGGTAAATCCACTGAACGAATTGACCCGATTGCGGCTATTATCAACGCACATGTCCGGGTGATTACGAAGGGTGAAGATACTAAGTCAGTCTATGAGGAAAGAGGGGTGCGATCCGTGTGAAACGACGAATACCTATAAAACAGAAGATTGGCAACATGATAATCCGGGCCCTCTATTCCTCCGGTTTGGTGTAACCTGAGAGATGGCTCGTAGATATGCTTCAGGGCCAGCCAACAGCCACCGGATTGAATGTTACCGAACAGAACGCCATGCGCAGCACGGCCGTTTGGAATTGCGTGAGGATCCTGTCTGAGACGGTGGCCACCCAGCCGCTGAATATTTACCATGCTCTGATACCCCGGGGGAAGGAACTGGCGCAGAATCACTCACTTTACCCGATTCTGCACGACCAGGCCAACGACGAGATGCCGTCTTACACCTGGCGGGAAACGATGATGGGTCACCTGGCCACATGGGGAAACGGCTACTCGGAGATTGAATTCAACGGTGCCGGTCATCCGGCTGGTCTCTGGCCGCTCCGCCCTGACAGAATGATGGTTATGAGGCGGTCGCCGCTTGGGGGTGAGACTTACGTTGATTATGGCACCGGCCCGCTGCTCTACATTTACCAGATGCCCAATGGTGAGCGGGTAATCCTGCCGGCAGAGAGAGTGCTGCACATTCCCGGCCTTGGGTTCAATGGTATTATCGGCTACAGCCCGATTACAATGTGCCGTGAGGCAATCGGACTGGCCATGGCCACTGAAGAATTCGGGGAAAAATTCTTCGGCAACGGGGCAAAGCCTGGCGGGGCATTCAAGCACCCAGGGACATTGGGCGATAAAGCGTATGAACGATTGCAAAAAGACCTTCATGAACGCCACGAGGGTCTTTCTAATGCCGAACGTACTATGATCCTCGAAGAAGGAATGGAGTATCAAGCAATCGGCATACCCCCGGAAGATGCGCAGTTCCTGGCTACAAGGGAATTCCAACTAGCTGAAATTGCAAGAATATTTAATATTCCGCCACACATGATAGCGGACCTGAGCCGATCAACCAATAACAACATCGAGCATCAGGGAATTGAGTTTGTGCAATACACTATGAAGCCCTGGTTCACTCGCTGGGAGGCATATCTGAGGATGAAACTCCTCACTCCGGCGGAGCAGAAGAAATTCTTTATAAAATTCCTTGTTACTGGATTGCTCCAAGGAGACTTCCAATCCCGTCAGTCTGGTTATGCCACTGGCCGACAGAACGGATGGTATTCAGCGAATGATATCAGGGAGATGGAGGACCTCAACCCGATTCCATCGGAAGAGGGTGGCGATGCCTACCTGGTCAATGGAAATATGATACCGGCGACATTGGCCGGGCAGCAACCGCAACCCAAAGGAGGTGACAAAGGCAATGGATAAAAAAAAGTTCTGGCAGTTCCGAGCCACCACCAACGAAGAAAACACCGGCGATCTATTGCTCTATGGTGAAATCTCTAGTTCCAGCTGGTGGGGTGATGAGGTAACGCCGCAGCAGTTCAATCAGGACCTTGATGCCCTCGGGGATATCACAGCGCTCAATGTTTTTATCAATTCGCCGGGGGGTGATGTGTTCGCCAGCCAGGCGATTTATTCCATGCTGATCCGCTGCGCAGCCCAGGTCAATGTC